TGGTTAGCCTCTGGCAAAGATCCGAAGTTACAATTTAACTTGGATATGCAAGAGTCATTAAAACCCGTAACAGTAAGAGAAGCCATTGAGTATTGGATCGAAAATTATGGAAGAGACAACCGTGCAGGCATTGATAAACTTATAGCCCAACTAAATAAATATATTTATCCAAATATTGGGAATATGGCATTATCAGACTGCGAGACGCGCTATTGGCTTAAATGTTTTGATAATATAAAGAAGAAATCCCCCGTTTCTGCTGGATATATATTTCAACTCTGCAAGCAAGCTTTAAAATTTTGCCGGGTAAGGAAATTTGCTATTAGTAATGCGCTAGATGATTTAACGATTCCAGATGTAGGTAAATTGCAAAATAAAGGGGACAGGGTTTTAACAGATAATGAGTTAGGTCAATTATGGAGATCTATAAGTACAAATACCTATATTCCTTATTACAGTAATTTATTAATACTTTTGATTGTATTTGGCTGTAGAACTCAAGAGGCTAGATTATCAAAATACTCAGAATGGGATTTTGATTCAATGCTATGGACTGTTCCAAAAGAACACAGTAAATCAGGGGGAAAAATTATTCGTCCAATCCCTGAATATTTAAAACCATTCTTGAGTAAATTAATTTATGAAAATTATAAAAGTGGCTATCTGCTTGGTGAGTTAAAAGATAGTGTGACAGTAGCTCAATATGGGACAAGAGTATGGAAAAAATTAGGGCATACGGAAAAATGGACATTACATGATTTGAGACGCACCTTAGCAACTAAGCTAAATGATATGGGCATAGCACCTCATGTAGTTGAGCAACTGTTAGGCCATGCACTACCGGGCATCATGGCTATATACAACAAGAGCCAATACCTACCAGAGAAGCTAGACGCCTTAAACAAGTGGTGTGAGCGGCTGGATGTATTGGCGGGTAATTATGAAAATGTGGTTTTAATCGGCAGTAAAACGGCATAAACTGACACGGCGAGACTAGCCCGACGGGGTGAAAAGCAAGAAACCCTACTTGCCTGTTTCGCTAAACTTTTAGGGTAGTGTTAAGGGTAACGCAATGAAAAAAAATAGAATTATTAATTTACCAGAAAGAAGATATTTTCCTTTACATAAAATAGAAAGAGAAATAGGTATTCCGTGTGATCTAGAAGACTTAGTTCATTATGCCGCTATAGGTGATCTTGAAATATGCGTGAAGGTGAATTGGCAGAATGGATTTGATATGGATTCGATTGAAGCGGATGGAATGAGAGTGTTTTCAAGATATAATTATGTTAAAGCGACAGAGGCATTGACGTTATGCAATGGCGAAGAGCCTCCTTTGTCATATATTGAACTTGCCTACGAAACAGACGTTACTTTGATTGAAGAGCAAATACGATATAATTATAAACAGAAAGAGTTAGAGCATAGAGCAATAGAAATTAATGGTCTATTTGCTTTAAGTAATGAACTATTTAGATTCTCTGAAAACAAATTACTTAAAGGCGATATTTTTAACGAAACAGTTTTAACTCTGCCAAAATCTGACAACTATAAAATATATGATCTAACAGCAAGAGTTGAAGAAGAAGAAGGTATAGGTTATAAGCCTACAGCAATCTCAGGAATAAAATACCCCGTGTCAATAGATAAAATGCTTATCACAAAAACTGAATTACAAAGATTCATCAATGGCAGCATAGAACCTGAGAGAACGGAAAAAGAAACCATCAAGACACCACATGGAAATGGAGAAAGATTTGCTGCAAAGCGTGAAGCAGTTTTAATGGCAGCTATGTACATCCAGAAAAAATATCCAGATAAATGCAATTCTTATACAGAATGGGCTAAGCAAATTGATTTAGCTGCTCTAGAATTTTGGCCGCAAGAAGGAAAGCCGCCCCTTGAGATTGAAAGCATCGAAAGGCTGTTAAGTAAAGTTTATAACCCTTCAAAGTGGAACGGGAATTAGATTTAGTCCACAGGAACTAAAAATTTTTTATCAATAATCACCGTAAAAACAAACTACTTATAGGCAAAATCACCCTCATGAAAACACTGAAACCATGAGGGTAGCATGCAAAATCAATTTATTTCACCAACACCAGAAGAACGTCGCTCTATCCTTTCCGAGTATGGTGAACCTTATGATCGTCTTGTACGTGAAAAGGAGCGCCATCACATCACCTCTATTTCCCGTACTTCCGCATGGAAGCTGGAAAACGAAGGTCGCTTCCCTGCCCGTAAACCATTAGGCCGCAATTCCTGTGCTTGGTTGCTCAGTGAGCTGCTGCATTGGGTACGCAACCCGCCCACAGTAGAGAACGTAAATAACCCCTATAGCCGAAAATCAAATTAATTAAGACAGGGTAAAAATATGACATCTAAAAAGGTGGCCTTAAATGGTCAGGGCTTCGCTCACTCTGAAAATAGTCAAGATGATATTTCAATTATTCGCAAAGCGGTTATTTCCGGTAACTGGTCATCGATTAACAAAGGTATTTGTACACTCACTGATTTGGGATTACGTCATAATGGTCAAGGGTTGGTCTGGCTTAATTCTGGTGTATCGGTTCACGATGCAGAAAGTGATACAGGGCTGACAGGAAAGGATAAGCAGTCCTATGAGTATCATTCAGGGGTGTGCTCAGTTAACCATTTGAATAGTGGTAACTATTATGGATTTGTCCAGCTAAAAGATATTGATAGCTATGCCCTAAATATCATCGCTTCAATCAGTTCCGAATATCACACACGCAAAAATGGTGTGCCTTTAGCGACGTTCGCATTACTGATTGAGCAAAAACAACGAAAGCAAGCGGTTGATAACTGGATCTTGTACCGCAATCCAAACCAGCCAGACAAATACACCATTCTCAATAAACAACACCATCATGAATTGGCGAAGTGCTATCAGGCGAAAGGCTGGAGGAGTGAGTCGTTGGTGTATATCACACAGGTAATTAAGGACAATGCAGAATTTAGCCGACTCATGAAGCGGCTGGGTTATATCAAGGTTCGAACTAGGAAAATCACAGGTAGCCTTCAAGACTTTTGGGTTTATCGACACAAAGAGAAAAGCACCCCCTTACGCACAAAAATAAACATTAAAAACAACAATATAACTCCATTTGTCCAGTATACAAAACGACCAATAAAAACATTTGAGCGCATTGCTGTAGATGGTCAGTGGCTCTATGTCTATGCCGATCACATTCGCTTTCTGACCAAAAAACGTCACCGTGTTGAGGGCGTTCGGGTTCAGGGATATACAGCTAATGGTATTGAGATGAGAGAAATAAAATGATGCACGGAGGCAATTCTATAGCTTTAAGCGACACTATTATTTCTGGTGACTCCTTGAGGTTAAGGAGTCTTCACTCAGAGAAACTTTTCGCTCAGTCACATTTACAGCAACTTATTGATTTCCCCGAGGCCGTCACTTTGGCTGGTTATACATCGGCTGAAATTTTAGCTGATGGGTATGCGAAAAATTTCTCACACCCCAATAACTCATTGATAAATATCCAGACGCCATATTTGGCGTTTGGTCATAGTTCAACTGCCCCACTAATTGTGGGTCAGTTACTTAACCCATTGATATTCAATCAAACGGCATATTTGCAGTCTGGTCATAGTTTGAGCACCGAAAATATCGGTATGCAAAATCCAATATCCGATAATCGGACTTTGAGCGTAACAGGTAGTTACTCGCAAATAGCTTTGAGCGTAAATGATATTTGCTCACAAACTTTGCGCGGTTCATTTAGCGACGCGCAAACTCTGCGACTGACAGTTAGTCAGGTACAAAAAGAAAAGGATAGCACGGCGAATGCTACCCTTTGGGATCACGCATATTTGCGTCATGAGTTAAATCAGTTAGTTAAATTCTGGTCTTACTGCTCAGATGATGCTTTGGCTTTGCGTTTTTCTGATTTGAGTTTTCGTTCACATGCATCAATAACCCATGCTGAAAAATTAGCACTTGGATTAGAAGGTTTATTCACTTCCACACTATCGTTTATTTCTTCGATTAACTCATGTGGGAAGCGTATTCCCTTGTACCCTGATTTGTTGTTTTTGTGTCCTGTCGCCATATGCCTCATCTCAAAAAAGTGTTTTAACACTTATAAAGATACACCATCGAACAAATTTTCGAAAGTGTTTAAACAAATTCCTCTTGACGTGTTTAAACATTATGGCGTAATGTATTTAAACACCTTCACTGATGTGATGGTAAAAATAACAACGCCCCGAAGTGCGGCAAACACTATCGAGGCGTCTAACCAACAACCGTTAACTGGAGTAACGATTATGGCTATACAACAGCATAACCAAACTCGCCTTAAATTTACATTCCTAATTGCATCTGGCACTCAGCGGCTGGTGGATATTCACCCGGTACGCCTGATTACTGTACTGGCGGATAGCGAAAATGAAGCCCGTTTACTGGCTGGCATTTCCTCACTGATATTTGTTTCCCGTCAAGCATGGGATATCGGTATCGATACCCCTTTCAACCGTAGCGATATGTCTACCGTTCAGGGGGTGAACCATGCCTAACCCTGCCCCCCATGACTACTACACCCATAAAAACGGGGAAACCGTTCAGGTGCTGTCAGTCGCCTTTAATCGCGTGACGTTTGTCCGTGATGGTTACAACAACCCGTGCATCATGCCAGTAAGCCGTTTCACTAAAGAATACACCTACGCAGGGAGAGCCTGATTATGTCTGATATCTATAACCACTTGGTACGCAACAACTTTAGCACCATGGACACTAAGGAGCTAAAAGACTTACGCAAGCATTCAGACGGTGCGCACAGTGCAGTGATGGCGGCGATGTCTGCAATGGGCGAACTGGCTTTCTGGTCAGCAGACAACGAAAACTATGCTGATTGTCAAGCAAGGGACGATTTACGCCGCATCGGTGAAGCCCTGATGTATTTACCGAGGATCGCCGAGGCCCTGAACGACACAGCACAGCATGCGGATTTTGAAATCCATCACCGTGAGGGATTCCCAAAATGGTAAGCCATATTGATATCCGGTCAGTGAAAACGGCGGCGCAAGATCAGTGGTACGGATTGTTGGCGGCCTGTGGGGTGGATGTTCCGGCGAAGGGTAAGCATGGTGCTTGCCCGATATGCGGGGGCACTGACCGCTTTCACTTCATCGACGACCACGGAGACGGTAACTGGCATTGCCGCCAGTGTGATAACCCGCAGTATGGTGATGGTTTTGATTTGTTGGTGAGGGCTAAGGGAATCACGATCACTGAGGCCGTGAAAGCTGTTTCTGATGCGCTGCTGTTACCTTTACCCGAACCCAAGCCCGCCAGAAAGGAGGCTCCGAAATCAGAGGCTCAACCGATAGCTGAAAAAGTGAACAAGTTATTAGCTCAGGCCACTGCCGGGCAATCCGACTATCTGACTAACAAGGGGCTACCATGCCCCGATCAGCAATTACTGAAAGATGGCTCTTTGGTGCTGGTCACTCAGGCACTGGACAGCGTGATAACTGGTGCTCAGGTCATTAAACCGACGGGTGAAAAACGCCTTGTCTCTGGCACTCAGAAAAAGGGGAGTTTTATCCCCTTATCCCCCATCACCGGAACACCAGATACTTTCATCATTGCCGAGGGATATGCAACGGCCTTAACGGTCAGTCAATTGCATGAGGGCTTAGTACTGGCTGCGCTGGATGAAGGTAATTTATCGACCGTTGCCGGGCTGGTGAGAGAACGGTGGCCAACAGCGAAAATCATTCTGGCGGCGGATAACGACTGGCACACACCGGGCGAACTGGACGACAAAGGCAAGCCCAAGAAGAACGTCGGCAAGATTGCAGCCGAGAAAACCGCCAAAGCGATCAACGGGTGGGTCACGTTACCGCCCACAGAACACAAAGCCGACTGGGACGATTATCGCCAGCAGAACGGCATTGAGGCAGCAAAGCGGGCGTTTAATGAAGGGTTATATCAGGTAGGTGAGAACATGTCAGTAGCAAAATCTGTAGTTATCAATCTGGACGAACACCGGGCGAAAGAGCGTGATCCGTTAAAGCCATTTATTGATTCACGCAAAAATGGGATTTACTACGTGACTCCAAAGGTAGACAAAGAGAGTGGCGAAGTCATCAACCATGAGCAATGGCTCAGTGATGCCATGCAGGTGATCGGGCGAGGTCGTGATGATATTGAATTTTATCTTATTATCCAATGGGAGGAAGACGGCACAACGTACACTGAGGCGGTGAGAACAGGTGATATTGGTGAGCGTGAAGGCTGGCGGCAACTCAAAGCGGCAGGGCTGAATATTGCCACTAAACCCTTTTTACGTGGCATTCTGGCGGACTGGTTGCAACGTTGCGCTAAAAAGACTGACTGGCATATCACCCATTCGACAGGCTGGCAGCATGGGGCTTATATCTTTCCGACAGGTGAAGTTATCGGCAATCCAGAAAAATCGGTTATCTTTTGTGGCAGAACGTCATCAATACGAGGGTATACCGTGTCAGGAACCCCTGAAAGCTGGCGTGATTCTGTGGCAAAACTAGCCAAAGGCAATCCGTTTATGATGCTGTCCATTGCTTCCGCATTGGCTTCCCCTGTTATTGGTTTACTGCGTGATGATGGCTTTGGTGTTCACTTCTACGACCAGAGCACCGCAGGGAAAACCACGGCGCAAAGCGTGGGGTGTAGTGTGTTCGGTGAGCCGTCAGCCATGCGTTTGACGTGGTTTGCAACAACATTAGGGTTGATTAACGAAGCAGCCGCCCATAACAACAATCTTTTACCGCTTGATGAGGTTGGACAAGGTTCGTCGGTTAAAGATGTGGCGAATGCGTCTTATGCGCTGTTTAACGGCAAGGGAAAGCTACAAGGGGCAAAAAATGGCGGCAACCGTGACATTCTTCAATTTAAAACTATTGCTATCAGTACAGGTGAGGTCGATCTTGATACCTTTGTCAGAAGTGAAGGTAAGCGCCTGAAAGCGGGTCAGCTTGTCCGGTTACTGAATATCCCGTTTGGTAGCCCGACCGTCTTTCATGGTTGTCAGGATGCCAGAGAGCACGCTAAGGCAATCGAAAAAGCCATTGCCGACAATCACGGGGCTATTGGGCGGGTATGGTGTGAGTATCTGACTCAGCATCAAAAAGCGACCAGAAACACTATTGAGGAGGCCAAAACCCGATGGAATGGATTGATCCCCAAAGGGGCTGGTGCGCAACTTCCCCGTGTGTCTGAACGGTTCGCCATCTTAGAGGGGGCACTTATCGCAGCAACACACCTTACCGGATGGACAGAACAGGAAAGCCGGGACGCTATACAGCACTGCTTTAATGCGTGGGTGACTGAATTTGGTACTACCAATAAGGAACACCAACAAGTTCGGGAACAGACTGAGGCATTTTTAGATCGCTTCGGGTTGAATCGGTATGCACCGGAACCGTACACCTATGATCATGCCAATATTTCTAATCTGGCAGGCTATCGGAAAGATACCAGCGATATACCCAACAAGGGTGGAATTATTCATTTTTACACGTTCCCCGATGTGTTTGAGGCAGAGGTATCAGAAGGGTTTGAGCCAAAGATGTTTGCGCGTGTTCTGGCAGAGTCGGGCATGCTGAAAAAGGCGGCAAATGGGGGCTTTAAGGTGCAAGGCATGAAACATAACGGCTCACCCCGTAAGTATTATGTCGTGATGTATTCTACTGATGAGATAGAAGAATAAATTTTCTCATACACGTAAAACTAACCGACAACACCGACAAATCGACAATAGTTATATAAATACCTTATAAATCAATACAATAAAATGTTAAATGTTTGTCGGTATGTTGTCGGTTTGTCGTTTTCATTGTCGAACTAAAAACAAATCCCTGCCAGAAGAAAAACTTTCTTTTCTTGGCAGGCAAAAGGGATCAGGTATGCAGGGAAAGATTTTATTAACGGCGTTGTCGAAAACCGACAATAGGACTAAACATATATCTTATTGAAAGATAGAAATAATTGTATGAATTTTGAAATATCAAAAAATTGAGCGACAATTAACCGACAACGATTTAACATCGTATAGATTTGATTATAAATGATAATTTTTGAAATTGTCGGTTTGTCGGTGTTGTCGGTAACTTTTCACTGTATATATACAAAAATGGAGAACGTTATGATAGATGCAACAACGATTGAAAGACAGGCGGCTAATTCAGCGGCGTACTGGATGGAAAGAGCAGTCAAAGAAATAGATACCTTGTTCGGTGAAGGGTATGCCAAACAGCACCCAGAGCTTATAGCCGCATTTATGAAGACAGCAGCACGAGATGAGTTAGCTATGAACATTCGCGGAATAGCGGAGGCTTTAGAAACATTCCAAGTTACAATATCTAAAGAAGCAGAATAATGATACGAGGAGCAAATTATGCCAATTACCCAACAAGATATTATTGAACATTATGATTATCACGGCATTACACAGCTTGATGATCTGCATACAGCTGACTATCGTCAGTTGGTAAACAATCACGCTTTTTTCTTTCAGGATACAGGCGGGAGTTTGCGCCACACATTTTCTGAGGAAATACTGGCAACCAATAAGGAGCAATTAGATGTTTTAATTGAGCAGTTAAAGGAATTCAGGGAAAACATGAGTGATACACCTGATTTTATGAGTGAAAAATAAATAGTAAAGATTTGTAAATATCCTGTCCTCATGTTTCCGCCTGTTTAGACCTCTTATTTTGAGGTCTTTTTATTCATTTTTCATGGTGTTAAATAGTCATTGCTGATACATGTAGGCTCATCTTGATTTCAATTGCTCTGTAGCATGTCCTCAAAGGCGGTAGTGCAACCCGCTACCGCTTCCCCCAACCTGCATGACAGCGAACCTTTAACCTACATGCAGAGGCATCATGAAGAAATTAATTGAATTACGTCAGCAAAAAGCCGATTTAACCCAGCAAATGCGCTCACTGCTCACCAAAGCCGAAGACGAAAAGCGTTCGCTGAATGCTGAGGAAGCCAAACAATTTGACGAGCTGCGCACTCAGTCTGATGCGCTCAACTCTGAAATTGCCCGTTATGAGGCATTGTCTGATGAAGAACGCAATCAGGCGAAGACTCAGCCGACCAGTGAAAAACTCAGCAATGACGAGCTGCGCAATTACATTCTGACCGGAGAAGCGCGTTCCTTGTCTACAGGTGTTCCGGCAGACGGTGGCTATACCGTTATCCCTGAGTTGAACAAGCAGATCATGCAGCAATTGGCTGATGAGTCGGTCATGCGTCAAATCTGTACGATTAAAACCACTCGCAGCAACGAGTATAAACAGCTTGTTTCAGTCGGTGGTGCAGCGGTAGCCCACGGAGAAGAAGGCAAGGCGCGTAGTGAGACTGCTACGCCAAAAATGGAAGAGGTCAGCATCAAGCTGTTCCCCATCTACGCCTACCCCAAGACTACCCAAGAAATTATCGATTTTAGCGATGTGGATATCTTGGGCTGGCTGACATCTGAGATTGCCGATACGTTCGTGGATACCGAAGAAACGGATCTTGTGAGCGGTGACGGCAGTAAAAAAGCGAAAGGCTTCTTGTCTTACTCCCGCGATACCCAAGCCGACAAGGTACGTGCATTCGGTACGCTGCAAAAGCTGGAAGCGACCAAACTTGAAGCTGACAGCCTGATTGACCTTAAATTCCTGCTCAAGAACAAATACCGAAAAAACGCGGTCTGGGTGATGAACTCAACCACTGCTGCGCAGGTGCAGAAGCTGAAAAATGGTAACGGAGATTATATCTGGCGTGAGCGTTTGCAAGCCGGTGATCCTGATATGTTGCTGGGCTTGCCTGTTCATTACCTCGAATTTATGCCCGATAACATCATCGGTCTGGGTGACTTCAAGCGCGGTTATTTCATTGTTGACCATCAAACAGGCACCCGTACCCGTCCTGACAATATCACCGAACCGGGATTTTATAAGGTACATACCGATAAATATTTAGGTGGTGGGCTGGTGGACTCCAACGCCATCAAGGTACTGGAAATCAAAGCAACCAGTAAATAAGTGAGAGGGGCGAAAAGCCCCTTTTCCGTCTTGGAGTTCATCGAATGAATGATATTGAATTAAGAACGGCATCACTTTCTGCCAGCGATAAGAAGCTGACCGGTTATGTGATTAAGTGGAACAGCCGATCACAAATCTTATGGGATGAATTTGTCGAACAGTTCGCCCCGAATGCGTTTAGTACCAGCTTGACGGCAAATACTGATGTCAGGGCATTGTATGAACATGATCACATGAACCTGTTAGGCCGTACCACGTCCGGCACATTGCAATTAAGTGAAGATGCCACCGGATTACGTTTTGAGTTAACCCCGCCAGATACCCAATTGGGGCGCGATGTGCTGACACTGGTTGAACGGGGTGATATTTCCGGTATGTCCTTTGGGTTCAGGGCATTGAAGGATCAGTGGGACATTGGTCAGGAGCCTTATATCAGGACAGTATTAGAAGCCGAGTTGAGGGAAATCACGATCACCAGTCTGCCCGCCTACCCTGAGAGTGGCGTGGAGATCGCCAAACGTTCGCTGAATGCAGTTAAGCCCTGCAATTTGCGCCACTACTGGCTGCAACTGTCCGAGGTGTAACCATGTGGCCGTTTAAGCGTAAAGACCCTGAGACTCGCAGTATGACCATTGATGAGTTTCTTTCTCTGGCAGGCGTATCTAACACCAAATCGGGCGAGCATGTTTCACCCTCGACAGCCGAAGGTTTACCCGCCGTGATGAATGCCGTCACGGTGATTAGTGAAGCGGTGGCAACCATGCCCTGTTATCTCTATCGGGTTCAGCACCAGCACGGGAAAGAGTCCCGCGAGTGGTTAAGCGATCACCCGGTGGATTATTTGCTCAATGAGTGCCCGAACGACTGCCAGACCCCGTTTCAGTTTAAGCGAACGCTGATGCGCCATTGTTTACTGAACGGCAACGCTTATGCCGTGATAATCTGGGGCAACGACGGACAGCCACAATCGTTACACCCTTACCCGCCGTCAGCGGTTGTCCCTCAACGATTATCCGATCACCGGTTCGCTTATACCATCACTGAACCTTATAGCGGCAAGGTCAAAACCTACCTGCAAGAAGAAGTGCTGCATTTGCGTTATGCCACCGAAGACGGCTTTCTGGGGCGTTCGCCTGTCACCATTTGCCGTGAAACATTGGGCTTGGGACTGGCACAACAACGCCACGGTGCAAGCATTATGAAAGAGGGGATGATGGCGGCGGGCGTGATTAAATCCGCCGATTGGTTAGATGGCACGAAAGGCGCTAAGGCACTGGAAGCCCTCGAACGTTACAAGGGCGCTCGCAATGCAGGGAAAACACCGATCCTTGAAGGCGGGATGGAATACCAGCAATTAGGCATGAGTAATCAGGATGCGGAATGGCTGGCTTCCCGTCGTTTCACCATTGACGATATCGCCCGGATGTTCAATGTCAGCCCTATCTTTCTGCAAGAGTATTCGAACAGCACCTACAGCAACTTTAGTGAAGCATCACGCGCTTTCCTGACTATCACCATGCGCCCGTGGCTTGCCAACTTTGAGCAACAAATCAAATCGGCCTTACTGATGGCATCACCGAAAAGAGGCATTCGTTACCAAGTCGAGTTTGATACGGCTGACCTGCTGCGAGCCAATCCGAAAGAACGCTTCCAGAGTTATGAGACGGCGATTAAGTCAGGGGTGATGTGCCCGAATGAAGCCCGTGAACGTGAGGGATTATCACCCCGTGAAGGAGGTGATGAATTCAGTCAGGCATGGAAGCAGACGGTAGAAGTGAAGAAACAACCGGAGGGCAAGGAATGAGTCAGCCAGAAATCAGCCTTGATGAAATCAAACAACATTGCCGGATAGATGAAAGCAATACACTTGAAGATGAACTGCTCAAGGGCTATGCCGAGGCTGCATTGGAAGTCTGCCAGCAACATATCGGTAAGCGATTTGAAGAGGGCTTGATATTCAGCCCTGCAATTAAAGTAGGCTGCTTACTCTATATCGGCTTGCTGTATGAAAATCGGGCAATGGCGGTAGACATTGAGCTTAAAGAAGTGCCTTTCACCATTAAATCCCTGTGGTCTGTCTATCGTGATGTGGGGATCTTCTGATGCCGTGGCAACCTTTAAAGCGCTGTAGCTATCCGGGATGTAAGCAACGGGTAAAGTCGGGTCGCTGTGTGGAGCATCAACGGGAAGCCAGACGCCAACAGGATAAGCAGCGAGGCACACGTACCGAACGAGGCTACAGTAACCGATGGGGACGCTACCGATTGATATACCTCAAGGCTCACCCCTTATGTGTGCATTGCCTCAAGCAGAACAGCTACACACCTGCAACTATCGTTGACCACATTATCCCGATAGACGGTGACAGTGATGTGCTGTTTTGGCCTGACTTCAATCATCAAGCCCTGTGCCATGGCTGCCATAACCGTAAGACCGTGCAGACAGACCCGGCAACCAAACAGCGGCGTAAGAATGGTGAGTATCGGGAACTGGAAGCAGAGGCAGCAAGGCGTCGTGATTGGTTGATTGAATGATAATAACGCAATGAGATAACGAGGTGGGGGGATTAAAAATGACAAACGCCCCGCTAAAAAGAACCGCCGCGTCCTCAAATTTTTATGCACGGCACTTTTTTCAATAGCAGTAATCTTCATAGGAAACATAAAGTTATGGCAAGAGCACCCAAACCCCCTGAGTATTTAAATGATATCGCCGCGCAACAATGGAAATCAAAAGCCAAAATCCTTAACGAGCGTGACGACCTCAGCCCGGCGGACTGGAACAACTTAGAACTGTATTGCGTCAACTATGCGATTTACCGTAAAGCCGTGGCCGATATTGAGGTGCGCGGGTTCGCGGTCGAAGGCTCACGCGGCGCAGCCACCAGTAACCCGTCATTGAAAGCGAAAGCGGATGCCGAAAAAATCATGATTAAAATGTCGTCACTGCTGGGCTTTGATCCGGTATCCCGCCGCCGAAATCCGGTCGAAAGCGACGAACCCGATGATTTAGACGCGCTGATTGCCTGATGAGATTACCGATGAACGCATGGGAGCAGTACGCTTTTGATGTCGAAAATGGCACTATTCCGGCCTGTAAGCGTCTGAAACAGGCCGTGAAACGCTATTATAATGACCGGAATAACCCGCTTTATACGTTCGATACCGAAGTGGTAGAGCGTTTTATTGGCTTTTCCCGCCTCTGTCCCCACGTCAAAGGGCACTTGCGCGGTAAGCCCATCATGCTTGAGCCGTGGCAGCAATTCGCCTTTGCTAATTTGTTCGGCTTCAAGGTCAAAGCAACCGGACGCCGGAAATACCGCAGTGCCTATATTCAAGTCCCGCGCAAAAATGCCAAATCTACGGTTGCTGCAATGTTGGCGAACTGGTTCTTGGTCATGGAACAGGGACAGCAGGATATTTACACCGCCGCCGTGAGCCGGGATCAGGCGCGTATTGTGTTTGATGATGCCCGCCAGATGTGCCTGTTATCCAAACCCCTTAAGAAACGGGTCGCTATCCAGCAACATAAAGTGACTTATGCAAAGAGTAACAGCCTGTTAAAACCACTGGCAGCCAAAGCCTCCACCATTGAGGGCACAAACCCCAGCCTTGCCATTGTCGATGAATACCATTTGCACCCGGATAACGCCGTTTACTCTGCCCTTGAGTTGGGGATGGGCGCCCGTCCCGAAGGCATTCTGTTTGCCATTACGACCGCAGGCAGTAACGTGATATCGGCCTGTAAGCAGCACTATGATTATTGCTGTCAGATACTGGCAGACGAAGAACAAAACGAATCCCTGTTCGCCCTGATCTACGAGCTGGACGACGAGAACGAGATTGATGATGAAACGCTCTGGATTAAGGCCAATCCTAATCTCAATGTGTCCGTAGACAGCACCTCATTGCATGACACTATCCAAAAGGCGCGGGGCATTCCATCACAATGGACAGAGATGTTAACCAAACGCTTTAATATCTGGTGCCAGGGCGAAACGCCGTGGATGGGTGATGGCGCTTGGAAAGCCTGCCAGACAGAATACGATGAAAACGATCTTAAGGGGCTGGAGTGTTACGCCGGGCTGGATTTATCTTCCACAGGGGATATCACCAGTATTTGCTATACGTTTCCGGTGGATAACGAGCTGTTATTACTCACCCGTCATTATTTACCCGAAGCCCAGCTACAGAATCCGGCGAATAAGAACCGGGCAATCTATCGGCAATGGGTACAAATGGGCTGGTTACGTACCACACCGGGGGATTGCATAGATTATGACCGTATCCGGGATGACATTCTCAAAGACAGTCAGCAGTTTGATATCAAACTCATCGGCTTCGACACATGGAACGCCACACATCTACGCACCCAACTACAGGGCGCAGGCTTAGATGTTGAGCCGTTCCCGCAAACTTATATGCGGTTTAGTCCGGTGGCAAAATCCGCTGAGGTGTTCGTTAACCGCAAGGTCATTCGTCACAACGGCGATCCGGTACTCACATGGGCAATGTCCAACGTGGTGATGGAAACGGACGCGAACGCCAATATCAAACCTAATAAGAAGAAGTCCGCGAACAAGATAGATCCTGCAATCGCGTTCCTGATGAGTTTTGGCACATGGCAAGCAGAACATGAAGATTTTGCATTTACCTTAAGTGAAGAACAGCAACAGCGGTTGGATAGCTTTGATGGGATTTAGTTAACCCTCTGATTTCACTAATTTCCTGCATGGTGCAGGTATTCCGGTTCTGAGCAGGAATTGTGTGATATCAATGGGTTAAAAGGGCTTTCAAATCCCATTTAACGTAACTTACTGATTTTACTTATTTCCGGCACAGGGGCGGAGTTGTTTAAAATCAATGAGTTAATCAACTATGGTGGAAATCCCTATAGTTGCCGTAGATGGCTTAAATCTGAGTCATGGTCAAAATCTTGACCATCTTTAAGATGTGATATCACACCTTGGGTATGGTGATTTCCACCATACCTTTTACACTCACAGAGTTACTTAATGTAACTGAGTGACTGACGGCAAATCTATCAGTAAGCAAAGCCCGAATTCGGGCTTAGGTCAAAAAATAAACTAATTGGGAATTTCCTAATGTAATTCATGACTGAATACGTATTACGTTGCAGGGAGGAACAGGAAAGATGTTATAATTTTAACCTATTGACTCTTATCATGATTGAAAAACCAGATCATCTAGAGGTAATTATGGCTTTTATCGATGTTCCCATGCGCACCGTGCGCTTTCATGGTCCTCTTATTTCCCGCTTCGGAAAAGAATTTAAATATAAGGCACGGGATGCCCGACATGCTATTAATGCCATGCGTAATCTGTTACCCGGTTTTGAAAAATATATGTCCGAAGCGCATAAAAAAGGGCTGACATTTTCTATTTTTGTGGGCGGGAGAAATATCAGTCAAGATGAGCTGGAAATGACAAAAGGGACGGAGGATATTCATATTCTACCTGTCATTATCGGTAGCAAACGTGCTGGATTATTTCAGACTATTTTAGGTGTGGCATTGTTAGCTTTAGCTGTGTGGAGTCCACCCGCATTTATGTCGGCCAACATGGCTTTTTCCGTTGGGGCTGCGGGAGCATCAATGGCCCTCGGTGGTGTTGCCCAGATGCTTTCCCCTCAAATGCCCGGATTGCGAATGCGTGAGTCACCGGAAAATAAACCCAGTTACGCTTTTGGTGGTCCAGTCAATACTACAGCTCAGGGGAATCCGGTTCCCGTTCTATACGGCACACGCGAAATAGGCGGGGCTATTATCTCAGCGGGTATCTACACCGAAGATCAGCAATAAATGACAAGGCAACCTAACACAACCACGGTAACAGGGAAGGTTACCGTCGCACCCAAGCGTATCAAGTGTCAGACAGATAAAGTAATGGCAGTTGCTACCATGCAGGTACAGAGCAATAAGCGCAGTGATTACCCGCTGCGTGTCGTTGGCTTTGATGAAGTGGCACTGTCAGTAATGTTATTGCGGAAGGGGCAGGTGATCACGGTGACGGGAAAGGCTTCTTACTGGCAGGGCTATCAGTTGGCTGTATTTTCCATCGTTCCATAG